TTTTCTTTGAGGAATATTAGAATATCCCATCTCTTCAAATAATGTTCCTGGATCTATAAATCCTGTCTTGGTAAGTTCTAAAGCATTTCTGGCTTGGCTCACTTCATCGGTAGGCAAGGTAGTTCCTTTCTTAACCATTATCTGTACTTCAGAAGGAATCCTAACTGGGTCTAATTCAACACTCTGTTCGCCATCAGATAGAGTAACTTCTCCTATTGAGAAAACTTTAATCATCTGGAGATAAGAATTATACCATTCCTCTATCATTTGCTCAATGTTTCTGGAAATCATATCCAATCTTCCATAATCGGATTGAACTAATAATTGAGAACGACCATAAGTCTCGTTAGATTCCCTTTCTCCTCTGGAAGTAGAATGAATACCAATTATATTATCTATCTCGGATAATAAATGAGATAGATTATTAAACATTGAAACGTCACCTGAACCAGCTTGAACTTGATTGATGGAACTGGCAGGAGCATTCCTATCTAAGTAAACTAATAAATCTCCTGTTTTATCTACAAGTTTTTGTGATCTTTCCTCGCTCATTGCTAATCCAGAAATAATCCATACTCTCTTTCTTCCTTCATTTAAATCAAGGAGCTGTCTTTCTAATTGATTAGCTCCCACCTGTAATGAAGTGGCTTCTTCAATTAAGGAAGTATCATCATATAAACCAGTATTATCCCCTAAGTTAAATACATTTAAAATAATGTAAGGAAACTTGGGACTATCAAAGATATTATTCTCAGTATTTTTATAATCAAAATTAGGATTCTTGCTCTTACCAAGAATAATATTATTTATCTTCCAGCAAACCCATTCCCCGTTACCACCCCAGAATTCTGTATAAGTTAATTTAGTTCTTAAATTATCTCCTTCTCCTACGAGTTGTTCTATTTCCTTTTTTTTATCAGGAAACTTCTGAATAAGATGCTCTACTGTATCTTTTAAATATTCAAATATAAATTCGCTATCATTTATACAGGTAGCAGTTTTATCCATTCCTAAATGCTTAGCCAGTACAGGTTCAACTATATAGCCATTTCTAGTATCCCACCTATACTTTAAAATACCAATTCTAAAAAGAGACCAATGTCTAATAATGGTCTGCAATTTTTGTTGCATTTTATAAGTAACCTCGTAAGCTATCTCTAACGCTTTCTTTATTATTTCTTTTGTTCCGTTATCAGGAACATTTAAAATTGTAGGTTCAGGTCTATTCGCACTAAGAATTGGAATAGCAGTTTCTATATCAGTAAATATTCTATTACTTACTACTTTAGATTTTGCTGGGTGAATAGTTGCAAGATTTTCATCGGTACCTAATTCCCAAAAGAGTTTATTCTTTCTTCCTATTTTATCTATCTCTTCCTTTAAATCTTTACTATCATCAATCGCAGCATCAATGGCTCTAATAAGATCTTCATCTTTTGCTTTGTATTGTAAATTCTCTCTGTAGGAAGCGACTGTATCTTCTAAATAACTATCCTCCATAAATTAAATATTTAGTTTTGCCGAATCCTCTGCTAACTTTTGCACATCTGGAGCTATACCAGAATACCCCTCTTTATTAATGCTATAACTCTTAATATCTGTTTCACCTATTTGGGCTTTTTCTAACGCTAATCTAAAATAAATTGTAGCGTGAACTAAGTGGTCTTCCCCATTAGTTTCCCAAACATCTCTTTCTGCTCCCATTATATCATCCTCTGTTATTTTATACAAGGATTTCCAATGTTCAATGTATTTTTCCAAATCTTCTGGCTCCATTTGGAATCTTATCTTGCGATTTATCAGTTCATCTATCAACATTTGAATCATCTTGGTCCTGTCCGAGTATACAGTCCTTGTTTCGTTATCCCAGCTAATAAAATCAGCTTTTTTAATCTCTTTCTTATAATAACTTAACCATACTATACCTGGATATTTATCTCTTAGCTTTCTTGGTTCGGTTAAATCTGGTAGAGCATCAAAGACAGCGGTCTTAATATCATAAGTCTTTATTAAATTCTCTATCTCTTCCCATTTATCTGCAATCCCCACCTTAAATATTCCCTGTGCATTACCCAGTACCCAATGTTTCTTTAATCCACTATCTACTCCGAGTACATTATTTTGTAATAAATTAGGTTTAGAATAATCTATTGCACTAAGAATAATTTGTTTATCTATAACTGCATCAGAACCTACATAAGGTAATCCTAAAACAAAGTTATAAAAGTATTGTTTAGTTTTTGTTTCATATTCTCTTTGGATTTGCTCGGCAGTTATCCACGGACACATTAAATGAGAAATCCAGTAACCAGCAATATCGCTTTCTCTTTTCTTAACCCATTGCCCATTACATCTATCTTCGTTAGATAAAACTCTACCACATTTCTGACACACATACTTATTATCTTTTATATTCTTAAAGAAATCTAAGTACTGCCATTCATTGCAATGAGAACATTTTATAAACCAATGTTTCTGATTACTCTTATCCCATAACTTCTGAGAGATTGTAAAAGGATTAGTAGGATTTGAGAAATACCATTGACCTTTATATTGAGATGCTTGTAAACGAGATTCATATTGTTCCAAAATTACTTGATCAGAACGGTCACTTTCGTCCATAGCCAAGATATCTGCAGAGAACATTGTGCCTACTGCTGAATCTGTTTTCTGTGCCTTACTGGAGAATGTTCCACGATAATAAATAAAGCCCTTACCTATTTTCTTTTGTAGAATAGAATCCTTATCCCTCGTAAGGTCTTCTAAGATTGGATTATTACCTAATAGCGGATTTACTTTAGATGATACGAACTGATTTACATCTCCGAATGTAGGTAGGGTGTAGATTATATTAAAGTTCTTATACCTAGCAGCATTAACTGTTTTTAGAATAGCACAAGTAGAGAAACCTATCTGTGCCGCTTTTCTTATAACTTGGATAGGAGTCCAATCATCATAGATTTCTTTAAGGAACTTATGATTCTTAAATTCCAATCTATCTCCTCTTTCATTAACTAATTTATTATCTATTACCCAAAGAAGTGGTGATTCTGTCCACATTGCAGTATTTAATTCTTGGGGAGATAAATTCATAGTTTGCTTAGGGCTGGTGTCAAATATTTTTAATTAGTTAATAATAGTTCCCAATAAATTACCAACCCTTTACTCTCTGCCTATCGGCAAATTTCTCCCTTTGATATCTTTCTTCTTCATCAGCTTGTTCTTGTCCTTTTATTCTATCTGCATCTTCTTTATCCTTTCTTTGTTTAGCAGCATAAACTCTATCAAATAACTCGTTCTTTCTGCCTTCCCTATCGTAAGGTTGTTGCATATCAGCAAATTCTTCATCGCTTATACTTCTATGGGATTGCTCCATTGCCTTATACCTCTCTTCTTCCCAACTTTTCATATTTAAAGATTTAAGTTTTTTCTTATTTCTTCCTCATTTATTTCTTCGCCTGTTTTAGGTGGTATCCATTCTACCATCTTACTATCAACCTTAACTACCTTTCTGGCAACTTCCTGCTTAGTCTCTTTGGGTAGAGATTTATAAACCAAGTATGCTATAAGGCAATTACTTAGTAACAATAGCAGGAGGATAGGAATCATCTTTATCCTTTAAAATAACTACACTAATACTGGGAGCAAAATCTCTCTTATATTTAAGAGCAATTTCTTTATACTCCTTCAAAAAACCTTCTGTTTGCTCTTTCTCAAAATCATCTACCTTTGGCTCTATATTTGTTTCTTTCTCCATAATATAAATTCATTTAATAACTTTTTATTATCTTCTCCAATATCAACCCCTTGGAGATTACTTAACCCACCACTCATCTTTAACTCTTGTGGAGGCATACCGTCTATGTAAGACCACACAGTCTTCTGCATAGTTGAATCACCCTCTACAATAGCTTTCTTTAAGATAGATTTAATTAACGCTTCTGCATAGGTTGCCTTATTGCCCTCTGGTGCCTCGTCTAACATTGCCTTTACCATTGCTGTGATAGAAAGACTGCCCTTTGGCTTACCCTCAGGGTGACCACTTACTCCTGGCAAGAAATGTCCTTTTGAATCCCTCTTTAGTCCAGTATTTTCAGGGTTTTCTATATCTTCTTCCATATTTTATATTTACTTATTCTTATACCCATTTAAACTTCTCTCCGTTTCTAATAACATCTTTAATTCCAGTATAATCACACCACCTTTGGATTATAACGTCAACATAATGTGGATCTAACTCCATACCATAACATATCCTATCCGTCTTTTGAGAAGCAATTACCGTTGTTCCAGAACCTAGGAATAAATCTAATACTATTCCATTAATCTCCGAACTATTCATTACTGCTTTTTGTACTAACTCAACTGGTTTCATAGTTGGATGCAAATCGCTTTTTATTGGTCTGTTAAAGTTCCACACATCGCCCTGATTTCTGTCACCACACCAGTACCTTTCTTTCACTCCATCCCTCCATCCATACAATATCGGTTCAAACTGTCTTTGGTAATCTGCCCTTCCCATTGTAAAAGTATTCTTTGCCCATATAATAAACGTTGACCAATGCCCACCCATTGCCTTAAACGCATCTTGGAGTGAACCCATTTCAGATGAAGACATACAAACATAAATTCCTCCATCGGTATATTTTAGCACATTCCCCATAGAAGCAGAGAGAAAGGTATCAAAATCTTCGTCTGACATCTTGTCATTTAAAATCGTTCTGCCACGACTCACGGAACTTGTATGATACCTAAGGGTGTCCTCCTTCATCGTGTTCCCATAATCTACATTGTACGGTGGATCAGTAAAGCACATATTTGCCGACTTGCCGTCCATAAGTTTCTCCACATTCTCCTTAACCGTAGAGTCGCCACATAGCACACGATGCCCACCAAGCACCCACAAATCCCCTAATTTGCTTACAACTGGAACATCCTCTGGTATTTCATCGTCATTTTCGTTTTCTCCAACCAGAAGATCTTTATCAAACCCAGTGAGATTAAATAAATCATTATCCAGCTCTTTTAAATCCTCTATAACTAAATTTATATCCCAATCACTTTCATTTAGTTTGTTATCTGCCAGTCTCAATGCCTTAACTTCTTCTTTGGTAAGATTGTCTACGCTGACCGTCGGAACCTCTTCTAACCCAAGAATTTTCGCAGCTTCTAATCTGCAGTGACCGATTACAACCTCGTGGTCTTTATCAATTACTATTGGTTGAACAAAACCAAATCTCTTAATACTATTCGCAACCATTTCAATCTGCTTCTTGGTATGCTTCTTGGCATTGGCTGGGTACGGTTTTATCTCGGAAACTTTTGTTAAATCAGCCATTAAAATATTATTAAACCTAAAATTAGTAAGATTGTAAAGGCAACCCAAAATACGTCCCAACCACTTCCGCTATAATCTTCATCTTCCATTGATTAAATCTTCGTATTTCTTTTTATAAACTTTTGAAATCTCATCTCGTTCTTTTTTTGTATATTGCTTAATTTCCCTACCTAAGCGTTCTAATTCCTTATCATAACCCTCTCCATAGAGTTCAATTATCTTCCTACGATAAACTAATAGATTACCACCTTCAGCACAATTGCAATGAGAACATTGGGCGTGAACATTTGTTTCGTCAAAGAAAGTTGCTTGATGTCCAAATGCTTGAATAAAATGTCCTGCGTCCATTCCTTGACCCCTAGCCACTCTTCCACAAGTAATACAAGTCCATTTATCCCTTTCTTTAATATATTTAGCAAACCATTTCCACGCTTGTGATTTTTTAAGAGAAGCCATATTAACAAAAAAACTGACGGCTCTTTAAAAGAGTTCAGCCAGTTTTTTATTTACCTTTATTTGAATTAACCTCATTGAATTGGATTTGATGTGTATTTTCTAAACAACGGTCCCCATTTTTTCCAGCATCCTTCTCGTAACGCTAATATAGTCATATCTATTTGATCTATATCACTTTCGTGGTTTAAGTCATACCTTCCAGTGATACGCTGGAACTCCAGCCAAGTACTTGCTCTAATTTGATAGATGCCACAACTTTTACCATTATCACCACAAGTTCTGTCCTGTCCCATAGAACTTTCTTCTTCTAAGAGCAAAATCATTAATGAATGATAACTAAAGTTGTAATACTTACATCTACTTATAACTATATTCTCAACTGTCTCTCTTGATAATCCCTTTAAAGTGGTTGTAGGGTAGATACCCAATAACATTTTTTCAGGAGACTTAGATAGGGCAATTGGTGCAGAAGCTTTGGCAACTCCGATAAGGGAGAAGACTATTCCAAAGATTACTGCGAGTGTCCCTTTAAAAAAGGTTCATATAATACATTAAATTAATATTTATTATACATAGACATTATACCACAATTTTACCTATTAGCAAATATTATTTTCCTATGTCCCAAGTAAATCCGTTACCAAAATGTCCCCACTCGGCAGTTTTTTGATAGATAGGACGAGTAAGATTAAGTGCCTTTATAATTCCTCTCGGAGTGAGGTCATATTTGTCAGAAATATCTACTGATACTTTTTCTCCATTAAGAGTTAATACGGCAGTTGCGTCTACTGGTTGTTCCACCCCAATCGCATAAGCCAATTCAACCGATACCTCTTCTGCATCATCTTTAAGTAAGTCTACGGCAATCTTTCTTGCCATATATGCAGCACTCCTATCAACCTTAGTAGCATCCTTTCCAGAAAACGAACCACCACCCACAGGGTATCGTGGACCATAGTTATCAATCAAAAGTTTTCTGCCAGTTAAACCAGTATCTGCATCAAACCCTCCGATGTTCCAATCACCTGCAGGATTACAGTAAATTTTAACCCCTGTACTCACCATTTTATCTCCCATCCACAAACTTATAAGATACTCCAATTCTTCCTTCGGCACATTTTGAAAACTTGCTACTATCGCAACGATTATTGTTCCGTTCGTAGTAATCTGCGTCTTACCATCAAAAGGATATTTGTTATAAATGTATTTACATAAATCTCTCGCAAGTTCATATTCTAATGGCATTAAACTTGTTGTTTCATTTGTAGCATATCCCCTCATAATTCCCTGGTCTCCAGCTCCACCAGTATCAACTCCCCTGGAAATCTCTCTACTTTGCTGGACCACATTTACTTGCACACCGATATCTTTACCCATAAAATCTGTAACTATCTTCCTAATCTCAACAAAACCGTTTGTGGTCATCTCCCCAGTAACTGTAATGATTCCGTGACCACCCATTACTTCTATGGCTACCCTGCTATTAACGTCTTGTCTTAATGCATCATCTAAAATGGCATCACTTATCTGGTCGCACATTTTATCTGGATGTTTGGGACTTACAAATTCTGCTGTATGCATATTTTTAATTTAACATTTTAATATCATCACCACCCTCTATTTCAAAGTCAGCTTCTGGTGGAGTAAATGGCAAACCATACTGGGAGTAATCTTCCCACACATCTCTCTCGGCTTGTAAATCCCTGCTGATGGATACAATAAAACTCGGATTAACAAATCCGTGTTTAGTATAAATTAAACCCTTACCACTATACTTGGAGATTCTTCTTCGGAAATCCAAGTAATCTTCCTCTCCATAGATTCTTACCTTTTGTTTATCCGACAACACTATTTGGTAGATATTCTTGGAATATTTTCTACCTGTTTTTTTATGCTGAATTACCTCTTTTATTGGTTGCATACTAAAATATTTTAAATTGACTTGCCTCCTTAACCTGATTCTGCTTTAAAAACATTATAACTCTTGAGAACTTATTTTCCAACTCGGTTGGCTTACTAAAGGTGGGACAGTAAGGTATCGCCATAAATCTCGGAGCTTCCGAGAAAAACCTTTCCCAAGTTTCTAAGGGGTATATTTTTAAGAGGGACTCGGAGGACTTTCTTTCGGTACGATTCTTATACAAACTCGCATAAAGGGGATTTATTCCTTTAAAGAGATTTATAAATTGATTTACTGGCAAAACCTCGGTTTTGCAAGTGTTGTCCATCTTTATTACTGTATTCTTTATTACTGTACTCTTTCTTACTAAGGGTTGCGGGTTTTCCGTCAACGGTTTTACCGTCAACGGTTTTTCCGCTAACGGTTTATCCGTCAACGGTTTTTCTGGTTTTTCCGTAAGGGTATAGTCGTATCCATCCCACTTCCCACCACTATCCTTTACTGGCTTTCTCTTAAGGTATCCTATGGTTTCTAACTCCTTAATCGCCACGGTAATGGAGTCCCTACCGTCTTTGGTCTGTTCCTCCATTCGTTCCACCGAGAACTCCCATCCGTCTGGCTTTGCCTGTAGGTAGGCGAACATACCCTTTGCCTTAAGGGAGATATCCTTTCGGTTCAGTAATTCGTTAGGAACCTGTCCGTACCTATTGGAGATGAATAACTTTGCCATATTTTGTCCCTTTAAATTAATAACCTTATAAAAATAGGGTGGTAACAACTAAGTGCCGAGTTAGCAGCTCTTAGTAATCACCACCCTATCTTTAAGTTGCTAACTCAACTAAGGACACTATAATACATTCTCCAATTCTTAGCAAGTAAGTTGTCCACACCCTTTGCACTGGTCAATATTGGAGACTTGACTTTAAAAACCAAGAGAGCCATACTGTAGGGGTAGCATAGATAAAACGTAAAGCAATTCAAACCCAAGCTTTTGCTTTACTTGGTAAGGAAGCTCATAAATGGGTTAAGGCAAGTAAAATTAATGAAACAATTAACGAATAAATATGATTTACGAAATTTGGAAATCAAATGGAGATGTTAATGAAATTCATACAGAAAAGCCTTTAACTTTATCCGAACAACAAAAATTAGTTGGTGGATACATTACCTATATGAACATAAAGGTCGGAGGAGAAGATGCAGTTGCCTGTGTAAATGATGAAGGATTACTTCAAGATCTACCAAGAAATGAATTACTTCCAGCAATAGTGGGTGATGCTATTATAGGTAAGATACGATATGGAAAGTTTATAGGATTAACTAATTTAATCTAAGAGAATAACCTAAAATAGTTATCCCCTTTCTACACTTGACTTTAAAAATCAAGAGAGTAATAATGATGGTGTAAGTGGTAGGTACTAAAAATTAACAAAGGTCGGAATTAGTTATTAATTTAAACTTATAATATGAATAAAGCATTAGAAATTTGGAACTCTTATGTAGGATTACAAAAAGCATTAGAAAATTTAGAAGAAAGGGGTGGTGATGTAAGTGATGCAGTTTTAGATTTACAAAACTTATTAGATAACGCCAAAGGAACAATAGGTTCAGATGAAAAGGTTATTAACCAATGGTTATTAAAAGATGAGATCGTTTATAAATCAGAAGAAGATTACGATAACACTGATATAGATGATTTAGGAGACGAAGATGGTGCAGAGGGTAGTAGATATGCAGACCTATCAATTAAAGAATAATTTATGAAACTAAGTCACGAATCTCTTAAAGAGGATAAGGAAATATTTAAACAAAGTATTGTGAGTGCAATCCAAATGGGGAGAGATGTCAGTTTATCCTTAGAAGATGTGGCTAACGCCATCGTAGACGCTTTAATAGGCATCACAGAAGTAGAAGTATTGGCTCACTTACTCGCAGCAAAGGCAATCGCCAAAACCAAACTCGTTAACTTTAATAAATAATATGAAACAAAAAATCATTATTGGAATAGAGATTGTACTTTCCTTATACTTAGCAATCTTTCTATGCTGGGCTATGTTGGCTATCGGTTGTGTAGAGGGTGGCAGATCTGTAGAAGTGTGTAGAGATAATTCATTAACTAACTTTATAGGTTGGGCGTATAAACCATTTATTGGATTAATAAAGTAGTATATGAAAAACAAAATACAGATAAAATCTATTTGGGGAGATGTATTA